AGATTTCCTCTACCGAACCGCTACATCTGATCAGATTAAGAGAGCGCATTCCTCTTATGTTTCAATGACGGATATTAGCGCAATGATCTCGCAACATGAGATGCTTAGAATGCAGTTTGGAGTTCTCTGATGAGGAAGTTTAAACTAGTAGTAATCGCGGAAGATGAAGAGTGTGAGTTTAGTGACGAACTTATAACTCTTGAGCAGGTTAAGAAAACTTACGAAGAAGAGGTACTTAACGGAGAATATGCAATCAATTTTTCAATCCAATCCATTGAGGAGGTTCTTTGATGGGACATAAACCAGTAAGGTGCGTGCATTGCAATACTCCGATCACGAAAAGCTTTCCAGAGACTAAAGGGGAGTGGATTCATTATCCAGTGAGGAAAGGAACCCACAAAGGAGAAAGATTTTTTGGCTGCCATTTCTATGATTCTACTGTTAACCAGGTAGGAGCAGATTCCTATATACAAGCAATGCCGAAAAAGGAGGTTCCCTCTAATGCCTGAGGAAACTTGGAGAGTTCCAACGACTGAGGAGTCTCAAGACGAGGGTTGTATTGTAACAGCTTCAGGAGAGAATATTACCTGGGTAGATTGCTACGAGACTGTTAATTGGCGTTCTCCTCGGGATAATAGACTTGCAATCCTAGCTCCTGTTATGTATAATCTCCTCCGGGAGCATGAAGATGCTTTTGGGTCGATTTTCCAATCAAAGGTTCTTGAAATAATCGCAGCAGTAGAGGAGATTCCTAATGCCGAATCCACCAAGTGAACATGATTTAGGGTGGTATTCTGATCCAGATTATGATAGGTCTGGCCGCCTTATAACCCAAGATGATCTCGATGATGAAAGGAACTACAATGACCGGTTTGAATTTGAACGTGAAGTTAACCTTGATGAAAGCTCTTGCTAGGGAGGAGGGATTTGAGATTCCCTCTTCACGTGCCCAGCGAAATAATAATCCCGGGAATTTGAACTTCTCAAAGTGGATGGTTCCTCTTGGGGCAGTTCTTGAGACAACCCCTAGCGGAGAAATTCCCCGTTTTGCTAAATTTCCCACTCCTGAATCTGGTTACGACGCAATGCGGGAACTCCTTCTGAATCACTATCTAGGGCTAACAATTCACGCAGCCCTCCTTAAATGGGCACCCCCTTCCGATAACAATAATACCTCTTCCTATGAAGCTAATGTCTGTAAATGGACGGGGCTTCTTCCTGAAACTGTAATTACAGGAGACATAATCACGTAGGCCGGGCAAGGGGCAAAAAAGCGCGGGAAGTCAAGGGGCAGGGCTAAGTGACTGAAAAAAAGGCACTTAGCCCACTTGACTGGCTGCGCACTCCCGCTGTATACTTAACAAATGCCCACCCCCCAAAAAACCCGTGGTATCGGAATCCGAATCACCACAACTCAATACGCCCTCCTGAATACCCCCAAATATAAAAATAAAAGCTCAGCTTTAACAAGGGTTCTGCTTACTCTATTCTTCAACGGGAGAATACCGGAAGCAGAGTCCTTGTTAGCGCTGGAAATTTCCAGAGCTGAAGAAGCTATCTCCGAGCAACAGTATGGTAAAGGGAAGAGATAGTATTGAAAGGGAGAAAAAAGATGCCTGATTCTCTTCGTAATCTTGAGTGGTCGGACCTATTTTTAGGTGTGGCTCTAGCTGGGCTGGTTAGTCTTACTGGCATAGCTATAACTGCGGCAGCTATGCCGCATAACGTGGACTACTACTACGTTTCTGAAGGTACTGGATCAAGTAAGGGTATTTGTGTCCAAGCTCATTGGACGTGGCACCTGGATGAGATTGCCTACTGCTCTGATGATAAGGACAAGGCTCTTGATTTTGTGCAAAAGGCAAATGCTCTTCTGAAGAAGTAGGAGGATAAAAGGTGAGTGTATTTGAGGATTCACCGAACTCCGTATGTCCAACGTGTCTGGCGTCGAATCTCCTCGCGGAGGTAAAGATAGCCAGATGTACGAAGTGCTTTAAGCTCTATTGCACGCACTTCGCCTCAACGATTGATCCTCTTTATTGCGTTGAATGTTTGAGCGACATTACTCTTTTCAAAGAGACAATGACGAAGACATATGAATGCACTGACGAGGAAGGGAATGTAACATCAACGTATAAGAAAAGAGCTAAGCAAGTTCGTCTTGAGGGGTTAAATTGGCTCTTCTCTCAGCGCAAGATCATATCTCTCTCAGATGATGAGTTAGAACTTTCGATTGAATATCATCGGGAGATTCTTTCCGGGATGCTGGATGAGAGAGAAACTCGAAAGAATGCTTTCATGCACCGCTTTGCTAATGCTCCGCTTCCGAAGAAGGAAGGTGGGACAGAGGCTTCTGTTACTACGAAAACTACGAAGCGCATTAAGAGCACAACTGAGGGAGCGAAGGTTTCTTCGGTTCTTAAAGCTATGATGGCTTCGGGAATGACACCGCAACAGATCATGGAGATGCTATCAAAATGAAAGGAGAGAAAAAGATGAAGGAAACACGCACAGAAGAGATCCTTGCTGAAAGAGAGAAAACATACGGGAGCTATGCCGCAGTCGCAGCGACTGCGCAAAAGATTAAGTTCGCTTTACATGCAGGAACGCAGCATAACAATACTTCAGATGTGCAGCACGAGTCTCTTGACATGATTGCTAACAAGCTAGCACGTATTGTTAATGGCGACTCTGACTACGAGGATTCCTGGGAAGACATAGCAGGATATGCTATGCTCACGGTAAGGGATATCCAAGGGAGGAAACTTGGACCTTTCTAACCTACAACTCAATGCTTGTATCGAGGCTGGATTCAATGGAACTTCAATCTTCCGAATGATTGATTTCCTTAAAGATCATCCTGAGATTCACTGGCTTGCTATTAATGAGGAGACAGGGCTTTTTGATCTAACTCTTGATAACCACATGATGTCCACCTTTAGGAATTGCCCCTCTCACTTTATGACTGCCTTCGTAGATGGAGTGCAGCTTCGTACAGGTGGGAGGAGTTGGTTTCTGGACTTTGGGATACTCTTTCATAAGATGGTTGAGGAGTATTATACCATCTTCCGGGAGCCAGGGTTTAACATTCTCGATTGGGCTACCACTCGTGCCCCGGAAGAGTGGAAGGCTGCTGAGATGGATTTCCACTCAGCGCATAAGGAGTATAAAGTAATCGGAGGGGTGATTGGGTTTACGGCTCTGATTATTTCTTATGCCCTTAAATTCAGTCCTGAAAACGAGCGTCTTCGGGTTATAGGAACGGAGATTGGCTTTGGAAAAGGGAGGGAAGTGCCCCTGGGAGTTGTTAGGGGATTTCTTTCCTGTTTCCTTAGTGGACGTATTGATGTGATGGTTGATGATGGGACACATATAACGCCGCTGGATCATAAAACGATGAATTCATTTCGGAGTGATCCAGCGGGGAAGTATGAAGTGGATGAGGGACCAACGGGGTATATTTACGCTGTTGGAAAGATTCTCCCCTCCCTTGTTCCCCCGGAGATGATTCTGAAGAGAAAATGTGATAGGATTCTTATGAATTTTATCTCAAAAGCTCCGACAGCAAATCCCGAGGATAGGTTCCGGCGGCTTCCAATCTATAAGACAACTGAGCAGCTTTCTTCTTATCAAGAGAGAATGCTCTTAACTGGGGAGGATATATTCCGTTCCCTCCTCGCATATGTGCAAACTGGACACGCGCAGAGGAATACAGGGATGTGTAATTCCTGGTTCATGCGAGATTGTCCGTATTTACCTATTCATAGGCAGGGTTCAAAGAGGGATGAGCTTCTTATCATTGACTCGATGTACTCTGCGAAACCAATCTGGGATACAGAGATGGTTGGGAAGGAATCTTGATGCCGAATAAAACACGTCCCCTTGTTAATGGGGATTGGATTGGTTCATGCAACGAAACATTGGTAAATAAATGCCAATGTAAGCGCCCAGCTTCTTGGGTTGTTCTTAACGAGGATGGCTCAGATTCGTCATTCCAGATGTGTAATAGGTGTAAAGTTCTCTCGGATATGGGAGTTACAAATGCTCCCATTCTTCCGATTGCAAATACCGGAACTGTTCAAATGCAAGTTCCATTCGTGAATCCACAAACCCCTGAAGAAGTAGAAGCTGATCTTGCAGTTTTGAATGGAGAGATTAAGAATGGCGATAGCGCCGCAAATACCCCCAGCGCAGCAGCAGCAAGTAGTAGCGTTACAGGAACAACTCCGAGCAGCGCCACAACCTCCAGCTAATGAATACGGAGATATGTTCAAGGGAATGCGAGGAATTCCAACAGCAGACATTAAGCAAGAGGAATTCCTCCGAATCGCTATACTTGGCCTCCCTAAAACAGGCAAGAGTTGGTTTGCTGCAACAGCACCAAAACCTATCGCATACTACGATTTTGATAGGCGGGCTGCTAGCCTCGCTGGCAAACCGGGAGTCTTCATCACCAGTCTCTATGACGCCAATCAGGAAAAACCAACCGCAATGACTACACTGGAGAGTGAACTCTCCATGTGGCAGATGAAGAAGCTAAAAGGGCAACCAATTCCTGCTACGTTTGTCTTTGATTCCGTTACATATATGAAAGAGTATATGGAGAACGAGATCATGAAGCAGGATTCCTCGCTGGCGCGTATTGTTAAGGTAGGACCAGCGAGAAAGGTTTTCATCGGGAAGAACTACGATCTTATCAATGCTGTAGAGCGGTATATCAAATACTGGATCTCAGAGTTCTCCTCCCTTGGAAATATCATCTTCGTTTTCCACGAGAGGAATGAGAAAGACCAGCTTCGTTCTACGAAAGATGAGACGAAATTCACTGGGAAAGTTACCGTTGATCCCCAGTATCTTGCAAAAGTTCTTTCGCTCTTTAATGAGGTTTTTCGGATTGAAATTGGTCCGAAGAATGTCTACACCGTAACCTGCAAACCGGATGAGGAGATTCTAGCCTCGACGACACTTCTGCTTAATGCTACGGAGCCGCCGGATTTAATGGCTATGCTCGCTAAGCATAAAGCAGAGAAGGCGAAGCTAGGGCTGAAGTAGTTTAACCTTTTAACTGAAGAAAGGGAGAATTGAAAATGGATATCACTGCTATTACTGGGATGCTTTCAAGGGAGTACACCAAGAAAGCTGAGCTGACTCAAGCTCTTAATGCAATCGATCAAGAAGTTAAACGGCTAGAGGAAAAAAGCCGAGAGTACAACAATGAGCTGGATTTTAATGAAGTTCAGATTGGACTCCTGGAGACTCTGATTAAGAGGCCGGACGGGGTAAAGATCGAAGCTGTTAAAAAGCCCTCTTCCGTCGTTTCTTTTCATTGCTCTTGTCCTGATTGCAATCCTCAGAAAGCACAAGAGCCGATTACTACTGCGGCTGGGCCGGCTCCTACTAAAGCGGCTCCGGTAAAGAAGCCTGTAAAGCGCAGCAAGAAGTAATCTCCTCTGAACAGCTCCCAAACCTTAACGCACTACGAACCATTCTTCGAGAGATGAAGAGAGAAAGAATCGAGAGTACACTACTATGGCATTTGATATGGGTTTCAGCCGCGCCTCCCTTACCTCCCCAATTGCACAAACTGGCCTCTATGAGCTTCAGGTTAATGGATTCCGCCCGAAGCTGACGAAGAAGGGAGATGGGGTTAATTATAACGTCGAGACGACGATCGTAAACAACCCTGGATTCACCGCGAACGGTGCTCCTCTTGAGGGGATTAAGGTCTTCCATCCGCTTTCCACGAAGTTCAGCATTGCGATTTGGGATTTCGTTCATGCGTGCGGGCTGGAGATGGAGGAGGTTCTGATCCCTGGAGATGCACAAACGGATCAGCACTCGACGCTTGTTCTCCCTGGAGTTTGGGAGGGAGCAGCGGCGAATCCTGAAGATCCTTCGCAGTGGGGAGAGTATAAGGGACCGCTGCTTAATGTGATCTTCAAGGCGGATGTAATCGAGTCGAGCTTTAACGGGAAGCCGAAGAATGAGATTCGGGCATTCCTCTGCGCGCTCGATGGTTGTGCTGAGAAATATCCTGACGTCCGTCATTCCAATAACTTGTGTAAATAAGGAGGAGTTATTCAATGTACCCAATCCCAGAAGACGTAAATGCAACTCAGAGGGCTAGACTTAGAGCGAAGCTACTCTCGAACTATGAGTTGTCCAGTAAAGGCTGCTGGCTATGGCCTTGGATGAAAGGCAGGTATCCTACAACTAGGGTAGGTAAGCATTCTGGGATTGGAGTACACAGGCTAAGCCTTTTTATTTTCCGGCCAGATCAGTACTCACCCTTGAAAGAGGTATTACATAGTTGTGACACACCAAGATGTTACAACCCAGATCACCTGTTCTCTGGAACTCAATCTGATAACATCAAAGATGCAGTAAGTAAAGGCCGGCATTACGGTGCCGCTAAGACTCATTGTGCTAAAGGGCATGAGTATACGCCGGAAAACACATACATTGTTGCTAAGACTGGTAAGCGGCAATGTATGACATGCAGAAGAATTAGAAATTTGGTATCTAATGCGTTTAAGAAGTTCCTCTGATAAGTAGATTCGGCCCTGCGTATCAGTTTTATGGAGTCCCTTGAGAGAGGGACTCCTCTTTTTTCCCGCCTCCCGGCGATGCCGAGGGGAGGAAAAGGAGAGTTCTTATGTGTATCTTGTGCGTTGAGGAATCAATCCTCGCGGTTGGGGTTTTAAAGGTTCTATGGTCTTATCTAGCGGATAGGATTTCTTGGAGGAAAGATGCCCTACATAACCCCTCGCGGGAATCCTAAGTG